TTGGAATGACTATAAAATGATAATATTAGTGATATTATCACTATTGATTTTTTCTTTTGTATTGATGTTGAGAGAAGAAGAACTTGTTAATAATATAGGAATAAGCCTTTTTGTAAATGTGAGCACGACTGCTCTGACAGTTTTGGTAATTGATAGATTATATCGAAGAATTGAAGTTAGAAAGAAAAAACCGCTTGAGTTTGCGGCATATAATGATGTAACTCTTTGGTGTAATAAATTTATTAGCTTTTGGCAAACGGCTTACCGTGATTGTGGATATTATGCCCCTAAAACAGATAAAGGTATTTTCTTGGAAGATGAATTTCGAAGAATTTATGATTCTTTGCAACTTGATGCTATTGCTCCTGTTACCCCAAAAATATCTTGGGAAAGATATTTACTTTCCGAGAATCAAAGAATGATAGATGGAGGAAGAGAAATTCTAGTGAAATATGCATATTACATTCCTCCTGAAATATATAAGGTAATATATCAGTTAATTGATTCTCCATTTATATATACAATTTGCAATATACCGGCAATAAAATTGTCAGATATTGAATTTAAAACAAATAGGAAGAATGTATTAGGAGCATATACGGCTAAACCTAAACAAGCAGAATTAGATTTATTTTTAAAAGTTCATGGTTGGTGTTTTACTAAACATAAGGAACTAGGGAAACTATTTAAAGGGGTACGTACTGTTTCTGCATTAATATAATTGTTTTTATAATGCATATTTAACCTGTAGAACATTTCTATGACATTTTAAAAGGGAAAGATTAGTATGTAGGACATTGAAAAGTCCTTTTTATTTCTTGGTATAGATATTACTTTGAAAACCAAATAGTTATATTATATTTTAGCAAAGCGTGATTTTCAAGAATTTAGCCAATCGGGAAACCGGTTGGCTTTTTCTATATATTTGCTCGTGAACGTTCAAAAGGAGTTAAAATGCTTTGTAAATATGTACTTACCGTTGATAGTATTTCCTATGATATTCCCAAATCTTGTATTCAGAATTGGGATGAAATAAAGTTTTCCCGTAAACGCTCTGGACTTGAAGGAATAACTAGAACCTTTACTTCAAAATTCCAGTTTGTGGGAGAAGCCTATGATCTCATATTGGAGGAGTATTTGAGCAAATACCTGTCTTCTAATGCCAGTATCACTGTTTATACTATAACTAATTCTCATACTTATGAAGAATTCTTCAGTTGCCGACTGGATTTCGGTTCATTGACCTATGATGGAAATACTGTTTCTATTAATTCGATAGATGATAGTGTCGCTAATATCATAAAGGCTAACAAAGGAACGCAGTACGAATATTCGGTAGATGAGATAAAAGATGTATATCAGCTTTATTATGATTCTGTAAGTATGAATTATAGTCAACCGCATACATTAGGTGGTAATACTGTAGAAAATGATGCTTCTTTGCAATATATTGTAATTGACAAAGGAATATATGTAGAAGCTATAACATATTCGCTTCCCTTATATATTTCAGGTGGTGAACTTCCGTCACGGGATTCACCTCTTGAGTTTTATGATGCACCACAGGAATCGAAAGATGATCCAAATGTATTTGTTAAAGCCTTGTCCGACATTGATATAGTATTGAATTTTAGTTTTGAATACTATATCAGTTATAGTGATGCGTATACAACTAAAGCTGAAATTGTTCTAGGTGGGCGTTACGAAGATGGTCGTTTAGTCGAGTTGAAAAGATGGGGGTATAATAAGGGGGATGTTACTCCAAGTAATCTGAATGAATCCATCAAGATTCATCTGACTAAAGGGCAGGCTTTATTTTTTGATTTGAAGGTAACATTTAACAGAGTTAATGCTTCTACTGGCAATATTTATTTTCGTAATTTCAAATTTGAGACACGCTTTACTTCTCGAGCTAACCCTATCTATGTGGATGCAATAAGACCTATTGATGTGTTAAACCGATTGCTTAAAAGCATGAATGGTGGAAATGAAGGTATCTATGGTGAAATAGCTTCAGGTGTTGATGAAAGGTTAGATAATTGCGTGATATTAGCTGCTGAAAGTATTCGTGGAATCCCCCAAGCTAAGCTATATACTTCTTATACAAAGTTTAAAAACTGGATGGAAACAGTTTTTGGCTTTGTGCCTGTGATCAATGGTGTCACTGTTTTTTTTAAACACCGGGACAAATTGTTTAGTGATAACAATGTAAAGGATTTAAATAGCAGCTTTTCTAGTTTTGAGTATAAGGTTGATTCATCAAGAATATATTCTTTGGTTAGGGTAGGATATGATAAACAGGACTATGAAAGTATGAATGGTCGTGACGAATTCCGATTTACTACTGAATATACTACTGGCATTGATATAACTGATAATGTACTAGAGTTGATTAGCCCTTACCGTGCTGATGTTTATGGAATTGAATTCTTATCGCAAAAGAGAGGCCAAGATACAACGGATAGTGAAAGTGACAATGATGTGTTTTTTGTTTGTGCCAGTACTACATTACATGATAATGGCGGAGTACAAACATATAAAGAGTATAGGCTTATAAGGAGCGGTTGGGAAATAAGTGGTGTACTTGATCCTGAAACGATGTTTAATACCATGTATTGGCAAGGAGGCATATTGCAAGCAAATGCCGGCTATATTGGTATGTTCACTAAAAAACTATCTTATTCTTCTTCTGACGGTAATAGTGATGTTGTTGTCAATGGTATAGGAATGAAAGATGATTTTAACGTTGAAAGTGGTATTATAACTTGTGGAGATGTTTCATTCACAACTTATAATGAAGATATTCCACCAACAGATGATGAAACGATTAAAATCTTAAAAGATGATCTAGTTTACGAGGGCTACATCAAAGAGGTGAGTAGTACAGTTGAGAGAAACGAGGGAGTGAAGTATGATTTATTTGTCCGTTCAATAACAAAAGCCTAGAAATATGATTATAAGCCCGTTTACCCCACTGTTTTTTTCTCCGTCTACCGATAAATTTGGAGCGAAGAGTAAATATGTGCAATTATTCGCACGTACAGACAGGATTTTTGTTGAATTGATTTTGACAGCCAAAGAGCAGGAGCCTATAGTTTACATTAATAATCTTTTAAGTAATATATCTACACCTGTATCATTAAGCTCATGGAAGATGAATGATGATAAGATTCTTTATTTCTATAACATTTCATTGCTTCCATGTGGATACTATACTGTAACAGTTAATGGGAATACGAGTGAGATTTTTAAAGTTACGGACGATGAATGTGAGTTATCAGAAACCAGCCTTATTCAGTATTCAATGAAAGATAATAAGCAGCGTCTTGATGCTGTCTGGTGGATAGATGGGATGCAATACTTTTTTGATTTTCGCGTTCCTGGTGGTTTCAAAGATAACGGATGGACGTTCGGTGTGGATAATGAGCAGTTCGTGACCTCTGATGAGGATATTGTTGAGCTATTCAGCCACGAATATACAACAGTATTATTCACGCTTGGAAATGGGATGGGATGCCCTGTGTGGTTTGCTGAATTATTGAATCGTGTCTTATGCTGTAATTACGTCTACTTTGATGGTGTTCGATATACCAGAAAGGAAAGTAATGTTCCGGAACTTAACCAGCAAATAGAGGGATTGAAGAGTTTTGTGTTCAATCAAATGTTACAGAAGGTAAGAACGATGAATCCAGTTTTGGAATGGAATAACCAGCTTGCTATGAGGTGTGTACAAAGCGGTGCTTATAGGATAGCAGATGATGAAGGAATGCGTAGTATCAAGTATGGTTCAGAAAGTGAGGTTGCAGAGGTCGGAGCATATATCAATATGACTAAGGCTATTCCTAATACTGGAGTTTCTATTAATAGTGATACTATGGTTACTGTCAACAGTATTCATCACCCAGGTGTTGATGAAAATTCATATTGGGATTTGATTGCAATCAAGACGACTGACATAGATAACAAGTATATTGGTAGAAGAGGTTACGGTAAACTTACAGTTAATGGACTGGATAGACTAAAGAACGATTTGGACAACGGTTCGATAAATTTGCGTGTTGTACTATATAAAGGAGATTCGTATACTAACCTCATTGAAGGGAGTGTAATCAGTAGGGATGGTGTATGTGTCTTGAAAGGTATTAATGGTGGAGATATTGGTGCTCTGAAGGAGTTCCAACTTTATCTTGATAATGTCTATGATTGCGACATAGATAATCTTGGTATGACCATTGAGCTTGTATGGGTATATGAAAATGATTAAAAAAGAGAATTATGACAGAAACAGAAAAACAACAGATTATTAGCCTTGTGTTACAAGCGTTGAAGACAAACAGTCTTACAATAGAGCAACTGACTGATACAACAGAGCTATCCAAAGATATGTACGTTGAAGTTAGTGGCGGTCGGAAAATATCTATTGATTTACTTTCAAGTACCATTGCTAAAATGGTGAATGGTGATTTTGATGCATTAGTGGAGAATGTCAATAAGATTGCAAAAGATTTATCGGATGGAGACGCCGAGTTATTGAAACGTATAACAGGAGTGTCTGATAAATCCAATCCTTTGACTGACCCATTTAAAAGTATTGGCTCTTTTACTA